AGCATCGCTGGGACCGTGTCGCTCCCGCGCGGACGCCACGCCAAGACTTTGCCGCCGCCCGCCATGTATTCCGGATCGGCAGGCGCGCTCGGCCCCTCATACCGAGGGTTGATGCGCGGGTTGTAGGTGCGGTTGCCAATGTCGTCGAGCGCCCCGCCAACTTTGTTCGTGATGACGTCGGCGAGGAGGAGCATCGCATCGACGATGCGCGTGATCTTCTCCTCGAGCGTCTCGGCAAACGTGAGCTGCGAGACATCGACGAGCTTGTTCCCGAACTCGTCGGTGAAGTAGCCCGCCTCGTCCATCCGCGCGATGATCGGCTTCATCGCGGCGGGCAGCGCGGTCCCGAACTTCGCCGCGTCGGTGATGAGCTTCAGCACCTCGTCGCGCATGCCCTGCATCACGACGGTCATGTCCGCCCCGGCGAGTTCCATCAACTCCCAGTCGGCGATCATCTGATTGGCGATCTCGGTCACCTGCAACCCCTGGACGGCGTTGCCGAGGGTCTCGACCACGATGCCGTAGCGTTCGGCGGCGGCCTTTACGTCGTCGTAGGAGGGGACGGCCTTGTCCTTCAGGTCGAGCATCGCGGCGGCGTTCTCGGCGGTCAGTTGGCCCATACGCACGAGCTTGTCGATGTTCGCCTGGAGCGCGGCGGGGATCGTCTTGCCCGCGCCGAGGTATTCCTGCACGAGCGTCCGGACGCTGCTGATGTTCTTCGCCAGCGCCATGTTGATCTCGATCTCTTTCTGGGCGGCCTTCGACCGGGCGGGGTTGCTCGTGTCCCAGAGGCGGCTGACCACGTTCTCCGCTTCCGAGGCGGTCCGCCCGACGAGCAGGTAGGCGTCACGGACGGCGATGACGGTCTCCTTCCACTTCACGCCGCCCGCCTCGAGCTTCTGGGCTTCGGTGAGTGAGTCCGAGAGACTGTCGCCAAACTTGTCAACAGCGTCTCTCGCTTCCTGCACGGCTTTCGAGACGCCGCCAAAGAGCTTCTGAAGAATGGCGGCCGCTCCGGTCGCGATCGACACGGCCATCCCAATGTAGTCCTGCTTGGCAAACGCCTCCATCGCTGATATCGCGGTCCTGGCTGCCATCGCACCCACCTCTGCGAACTTGCCAGAGATGTTGTCGAGGATCGTGGCGATGTTTCCCAGCGCGTCGTAGGTCTGCTGCCACGCGGACTTCGTGCCCTCGGCCGCGTGCATCGCGTCCTCGGCGATCTGCTTGAAGTGCCGCCGCGTCGCCTTGCTGTACTCTGCAGGGTTCGCTTCCATCCGGCGGTAGGTCTCCTGCGCGTCCTTCGCGATGTTGAGAAGGGTCGTCCTGGAGTTGTTGCGCATGTCATCATCGCGCTGCTTCCAGTTTTTCGCGTACATGTCCGCGTAACCCTCCGCAGCGTCAAACGTCTTCCCGAGCCCCTCGATCGACTTCCCAAGTCCATCGATCACGTAGATCGGCATCGAGACCGCAATCTTCTTCCCCAGGTTCTCGAACTCCTTCCCGAGTCCTACGACGGACGGAATCGCCTGTGCGGTCGCAACATAGAGGTTCTTCATCGCAAGCGGTGCGACCCTCCCCTGCCGCTCGTACGCTGCGATCCCCTCCGACACGGCTTCGTGAACGGTCGTAACCTGCTCTGCATTGAGCTTGTGAAGATTGCTCATATCCTTGAGCGCCGTCGTGTATTTCTTCGCACCCTCAATAGCGGTATTCCCGAACAAGTCATCCTGCAACGCCTTGATCGCGAGCCGGTATGCCTTTGCGGACTTGGTCTCCTCTGCGATGTCTGGCGTAGTCGGCGGCTTGACGACCGGTGCAGGTGGCGGCACGGACGGCGTCACGCCCTCCCAGGCAGGCGGCTTCCAGTCCCCTACGGGACTCTGGTCGGTGCCTGTCGCATCCTTCCACATGTTCGCCATCGCGTTCGGGCCGAGGTACTTCATGAATTTCTGCAGGTTCTCTAGCTCGGTCCGAATCTTGACGGCCCAGTCATACCACTCCTTGAACTTCGCGACGACGTCAGAGCCGAACTGAATGATCTTCGGACCGTCTCGAGCGACGATGTCCGCGATGTTCTCGATCGTCCCGACGGCCAGATCCATGATCGTCTTCGACTCTCCCCCGAAGGCCTTCTGAATGGCGGTCTCGATGTTATGGACCGCTGCCATCACGCGAGGAGATTCCGCCACGCGACTCGATAGTTCATCGCCCCAGTTCTTGATCCAGATGATCGCCGCTTCCATCGTCTCGCCAAAGTCGCGCTGTTGATCACCAGCCTCTTTCACCTTCTTATTGAGGGTATCGAGGATGCCAGCCCTTTTGATCTCGAGCTCCTGCGCATTCGTCAGGTCTGCGACCTCTACGCCAAGGCTCTTGGCGTAATCCTGCGTCGCCTTCGTGAGATCAATCTTGCCGATCTTCATCTCCAACGACCGCGTCCTGCCGGTGAGCATCGCCTGCGACAGCAGGTCCATCATCTCCTTCGTGTCGCCAAGCCCCTGGTTCTGCAGCACGAAGGACGCTTTCGACAATGTCCCAAACTGATCAGCCGTGAGCTTGACATCAGCAGCAAGCAACTTTGACGACGCCTTCATGAGGTCGAAGTCGGTGACGGTATTCTTCACACCATCCTGCATCTGCTTCAAGGTGTCTGCGGCGTTCTCCGCACTGCCAGAAAACTTCTCAAACGTATCTCTGACGTCGTTGACATCAGCCCCTCTATTGCCTAACGCGATGATGGCACCCGTGACGGCACCTACCGCCGCGATGATGGCTGCGGACCCGAGGGCCATCCCACCGACTAGCCCGTCATACTCCTTGGCGAAGTCCGTCACAGATTTCGAGGCGTTATTCAACGCGCCCGACAACTGATCCTCGAGCACGATCTGGCCGGTGAGTGAGCCTATGTCCATCGAGTCCTCATGTATCTACTTCGTGGCAGCGCGGGCTTTGACAATCGCGTCGGTCTCCTGCGGCGCGAGCGGCGGCCCGTCATTCGCCATCGCCGCTGCCCAGAGTTGCAGGATCTTGAACTTCTGCTCCGGGGTCTGCTCCGGCTTCTTTTCCTTCTCGGTGAACAAGAGAAACTCCTGTATCGAGAGCGCCTTCTGGTCCTTCCCGCGATTGATGTTGTAGAGCATCTGCACGATCGCCGCGAGCCGATAGTCCAGCCGCTCTTCCCCAATCGACGGATACAGTTCTTCGAAGTGCTCCCACCCACGGAACTGCTTGGCGGTGAGCGCTCGGAGAATGTCGCGCTCGACGTTGACCTTCCCGAGCTTCACCGCCAACTTGTGCGCAAAGAGGCGCCGTGGCGACCTCTTCAGTCTTTTTTTGCCGCGTCGTCCTGCTTCACGTTCATGCCGTTCAGCTTCAGAATCTCCTTGACGATCCGCTCGGTGATGTTATGCCGCATGGTGCGGAGCTTCGGAAGGTCCGTCGGCACGCCGATGCGCTTGCCGGTCTTGTCGACGAGGCTCTTGAGGACCAGCCGCAATCCGGCGGTGCGTTTGGCTTCGCCTTCGTTCGCCTCCGACCACTCGATCATGTCGCCGGCGTTGACGGAGCCGATGCGGATCTTCTTGCCTTCTTTGAACCCGTCGATGACGGCGTACTCGACCTCGGAGGCCCCGTCCGCCACCATGTCATCGACCGATCCGTAAATGTCTTCTGTTGCGTCTGCCATGTCGTTCCCCTGTATAAGAGAACTCGTGAGGCGAAATTGCCCACACAGAGAGTGTGCTGATCTCCTCTGACACCCGGCGCCCTGAGACCAGCAGAGGGAGCGCCGTGCGCTGCGTGGGACAGAAAACACAGGTTAAAATTGCATCAACCTGTGGTAAATTCACCCACTGAGGAGCCTAGAGTTACGGCCAGGCCTGTCAAGACCCCCACTGCGTGGAAGCGCTCGACGGCTCTAGGACTCCTCTTCACACCTAGACGCCGATCAACACCCCGTTGATAACCATGCGCCCGCTGAACCGAATGCCGACGTCCGCCGTCGAGAGTCCGTCGACGGGTGCGACGATGTTGTTCACGGACTTCACCTGCCCGCTCGCGACCCACGTGTTCACGAGGTCGGGGAAGATGATCTTGAAGCCGTCCATCGGAGGCGGATTCGTGATCGTCGCCTTGATCAACCCCGTGAGGTGATCGTGCGTGCCGTCGGAGGGGAGGAAGTTCAGCTTGATCGTGAACAAATCCCTCCGGAGCACGCCGAGCACGTAGGCGTCGATGTTCGTGTTGTGGTTGAGGGCGTCGAACTCGTTGTGATCGAGTCCGGGCAGCGTGATGTCGCCGACCTCGGCGATCTCCGTGAAGGTGGTGGGCGTCGCGATCGGCGCCCGATAGATGTGTGTTCCGTGTCCGCTGAGTGGCATGCGCTTCTCCTTTATAAGAGACGGCGACCTCGCGAGGCAGAATTACCTCAAGACGGTAGCTTCTCTACTTCGATATTGAACGTGATCAACACACGTTCGATGGTATCGAGACCGATATCAGTCGGCTCCTGCCGCGCTCTGATACTTAAATAGAACGTCCCACTCAGCGTTGTATTCGAGATCCCGTCGAGCGCCACGTAGGCCGCGTTGGCCATCGTGCGCGCGATGTTGTACTTCTTCGCTCTCACCGCGATCTGCGCCGTCGGTCGTTGCGTGTTCGCCACCGCTGTGTTCTGGATATGCGTCGGCGCACTGCCGCCTGTCTCGATCAGGGACAGATACGGCCCATCCCCGCTCGGGATCGCGGCTCGCGACCCGAGGAAGATGTTGGAACTCAGGGTGCCCACCCCCTGAGCGACGAGCCTCGCGGCTATCTCCTCGAGGAACATCACTCAGCCTCCTCGAGCACCGCCCGACGAGCCTCGTCTTTTCGTCGGAGCAGTTCCTCGGTGTGGCTCACCGGGACGCCTTCGTCCAACGCATCGCGCACCGCTTTTGTCTGCGCCATCTCGATCCGCTGTGTCAGCGGCGTTCGCACAACGGACGTGCCTGTTCCGACACCATCAACGATGGGCATCACTGACTCCTCGCGTCATACCGTGCTGTTCCGACAATCGCTTCGCGCATCTCATACAACCGGACATACTCCGACTCCGACAGCACCCGCTCAGGCACGCACCCAAACGGACACGGCATCTCCTCATGCACCCCGTAGACGCGGCAGATAAGCGGACGCCACCGGTAGACGCGGCACCGCTCGTCCTGCAGATACCCGCACCGCTGCCGCGCGACGTCGAAGATCGGCCAGGTGCCGGTCTTCTGCTGCAGCCGCCGCGCCTCGACCCGCGACATGCTGATCTCGCCGCAGTCCGCCGTGCAGAGTCCCTTGCACGCGATGCGCGGGACTCGGTCATACAGCGCGTCGAGCTTCGTGTGGATGCCCATTACAGGAACACCGCGAGTTTCAGCGTAATCCAGAAGGACCACGCTGCGTTCCCCGGCTCCCGCCAGAGCCCATGACGTATCGCCGTCCACCAGAGGCGGAACCAGATCACCTTAGTCCTCGGTGATCGTCGTCGCCGTGGTCAGACGAGGCGTCACGCCGTTGCCGCACACGATGTTCGGCGTCACCGTGCCCGAGTAGAGCAGTTTGGTCGCGCCCGACGAGGCCACTCCCACGCTGAAGTGCGTCGCCGTGCCCGAGCCGCCCGTGCCCGCCGGGAAGTCGATGTTCGCGGCTGGCGACACCGAGCCCGACGAGACCGTCCATCCGGCGCCGTTGCGCGTCACCGCCACGCGCGCGTACGAGGTGTAGGCGATCTCGGACGTGTTCTGGACACCCGCCTCACCGGGGTCCGCCGAGTGCAGTGCCACGTAGAGCGACGTCAGTGGCGAGGACGCCGCGTTGTCGGCGATGTTCGCGATCGCCGTGGCATTGAAGATGAGCAAGCAGAGATCGTTCTCGAACGTATTGCCTTTGGACATTCCACACTCTCCTATACAGGACGACGACCATACCCGGCTAAGGTGCCTGTGCCGTAGCCATTCACGATGAGACTGGCAGGATACGCCGTGGTCGACCCGTGCAGGTTGCCTGGCAACCTGGGTCCCATCGCGCTCGCCTGCGGACCGATGAGCGCGTTGCTTTCGCAGATCGCGCCCGGGAAGTAATCGAAGAAATATTCACCACGCGTCCGATTCGCGCGCACACCGCTCACGACCACCGAGAGGAACGTCCCGTAGGTGCCGTAGCTATGAATCAGGTTGCCGCGCAGGACGTGTCCGGTGGGAAAGCCGCCCTCGCTATTTGGGTTGCCCGTCACCCATTGATTGCCACCGCCGCGCATCTCGACGGTGTTGTATTCGATGACGAGGTCTTTCATCCCGCTCCCAATCATGAAGAACCAGCCCTGCCCCTGACTCTGCCCAGGCAAGTAGGCGTCCTTGTCTACGATGAACCAGTTATCTCGAACCGTGATCCGCTCAGAGACGAGCGTCGCTCTCCCTGGCACATCTTGATTTTGTCCGTGCCCAAGGAGATTCAGGCCACCGCACGTCGGTCCGATCGTGTTCCGCTCGAACGTGATGTCTTCGCAGATCTGCCAGGGAGGACCGCTGTATTGCGAGGGCGTCACGACGAGCGAATACCCTTGAGCGGAGAACCACTGATACCCGATGATGTTGTTCCGGACCATCGCTCGTCTGCCCGTCTTGAACTCGACCATGTTCTTGATGGCGACCGAGGTGTTGGCCTGCCACGCCGCGTCTTTTTCCAGCGTGTTCCCCTCGATGAGCATGTCAGCAGGGATGTTGTAGGGAATCTGCGGGGTCACGCCGCCAAACAGGATGTTTTCAGAGGCCGCCGAGATGAAGTTGTCCACGATGTTGTACGGCCCGGTGCCGTTGCATCCACCGACCCCGGTGGAGTCCGTCCCCGGACGATAGATGTTGTAGATGTAGCTACGGTAGACGTTCCCGTAGGCGCAGTGCAGCATCACACCGTGATACCCGGTATTGTTGCCACCGGTCACCACGCCGGACACGATGCACTGATCGACCGTGCAGCGCGTCGGCATCTGGTCATACGAGGTTTGGGTCGAATCGTTCTCACCCAAGTTCACGATCACGTTCCCAGGACCGGCGATATGCAACCCCTTCAACGTGACGTCGGTCGCGGTTCCCCCGCGCACAATGATCACCTGATTGCCGCCGAGCATCTGGATCTGCGCCATCGAGGACTTCTGCGCGAGCCCGACGCGGCCGTTAAAAGACCAGCCCTGCGTCATCAGCGTGATGGGCTTCGTGAGGAGCAGCGGCGAGGCGCCGAGGTCGTAGATCGTGTCCGGCGCGAGCGTGATAATGCTCCCGTCCGCCGCCGCATTGATCGCCGCTTGAATGTTGCCGCCGGACGCCACGTGCACCGTCGTCCCAGCGGTCACCGTCCGGGCGCGCACGCGGATCGTGTAGGGCGACGTGATCTGCGGCGTCGTCAGGGGCGACAGGAGCACGATCGCCGTGTCGGTCGTCGGCGCGGCGACGGTCTGAATGAAATCGCTATCGACGGGCGCGACCTCGTCGATGAGCGGCGCGAGCTGCGTGCCGAACGACGGCACCCAGTTGTCGGTCGCGATGTCGCTGACCGGGCGGGCGATCTGCACCCCGAGCTCCACAGGCGGCGTGCCACCCAACGTCCCGAGAATTTCCACCGTGATCGAGCGCCACGGAGCCGCGCCATTCAGCGTCACGGTCTGGAGGCCCCAGACGTTCACGGCCGCGTTCGTGTCATGCGCCGCGATCTTCGCGATGCTGCCGTTCGCGGCGGAGGTCTGATTGACCATCCCCGTCGGCGCCGTCTGCACGTCGGAGGTGCCGAGGCTGATGCCCGCAAACCCGGCCACCCAGGACGACCCATCGACGCGCGAGAGCGGCAGGGTCGCATAGGTCATGGTCGCCGTCGTGCCCGCGTCCATGTCGAACACGCCGATGGGGCTCGCGGCCGACGCATCGCTGCCCCGATAGACGAGGCACGCGACGACGTTCGCGCTTGTCCAGGTGCCGAAGGCGGTGCCGGCGCCCGTCGCGACCTGATACGCCAACACCGCCGCCGTGCTCGAGCCGGTCCCCTCGCGGATGAGGGTCCATCC